GGCGAATGGACGGCGGCGCAGGAGCTTATCGATGCGCTGCTGCTGGTGCAGAACGATGGCGGCTCATATCCGTTCGCCGTGAGTCAGTTCATTCTCACATCGAACAATTACACGCTGCTGCGCACGGGCGCGATTGCATGGGTGATCTATGCGCTGCTGGTCGCCGACCAGCCGGAATATCGCGGCCGGTGGACCACGCGCACCGACGCGGCGGCAACGGCCGGAATCGTGTTCATCATCGACAACTATCTCAACAGCATCGGCCTGTTCAAAGGCGGCCAGGATATCGGCGGCGCTCTGACGCCGTGGTGGTCGACTGAGCACAACATTGATTTTTGGTGGTGCCTCGACCTGGCCGATGAGCTGTATGGCTCGGCCGCCTTCAATTATCGCTGGTATGCCGACGGCATCAAAGCCGGGCTGCTGACCTACGGCTGGGACAGCGCGGACGGCATTTTCTGGCAGGGCGGCGGGCATACGGTCGACACGCAAAACGACGGCGCCCACGCGTTCGACATGCACAGTTGGGGCGCGGTGATCCTCGAAAAGTGGGGCCAGCCGGCAGACCGTGACACCGCCATCGCGCGTGGATATGCGAAATACTACGTGACCGATGACAGCTATCACTTGAGCGGTTTCACGACGTTCATTCCCGAGGACGGATACCCGCCCGAAACCGTCGAAAGCCCGTGGTGCGAGGGCACTTTCGGCATGGTGGTGGCGCTCCGCAATTCAGATCCCAAGCGGGCGCTTGGACTGATCGCCACGATGGCGCGCGGCCAGCTTCCCGATGGGTCTTATCGCTACACGCTGCAACGCGATCCGGTGGAACCGATCGAGACGTTCCCCTGCCTGATCGGCGCCGCGTGGAACGTGATCGCGCTGTCGGGCACCGAAACGCCCAACCCTCGCATATTGTGGGTGTGAGAATGAGCGAAACGGCCGAATACGATCTGACCGGCAATTACGGGCTGAAAAAGCCGTGGCTCGATGCCGACGATGATGTGTGGGGCGAGCACATCAACGAGAATATGGACCTGATCGATAACCTGCTTGTCACGCGCGGTTTCGATGCGTCCAAGTATCTGCCGCTGACCGGCGGCGAGATTTCGGGCGACCTGAGTGTACTCGGCGAGCTGAGCGCTGACGGCCCGGTGGAAACGACGGGCACGGGGCCGGCACTGATCGGCGCGTCGACGGGCCAGGGGATTGTGCTCAACGACTCCACCAGCAACCGGCTGGCTGGCGCACTGAGCATCGACAGCTTGAGCGTCGGCGCACTGCTGAGTGTCACGGACGCGGGGGCTCATGTCGGCGCCCCGCAGTTCGTTGTGGATGCGCCGTCGCTGATCGAAATCAATGGTCCGGTTGGCAGCGTGTTCCTTGGTCCTGACGCGAATACGCTCGGCGGCGATTGGAACGTCGGCGGCAAACTGACGCTGTCGGCCGATCCGGTCGCCGCCATGGGCGCCGCAACCAAGGGATACGTCGACGCGCACGTTCCGCCCGGCGGCCCGTTCCTGTCGCTCGCGGGCGGCAACATGGCCGGGCCGCTCGGCCTGGCGGCCGATCCGGCGGCGGCGCTCGGCGCGGCCACCAAGCAATACGTCGACGGCGCTGTCGCGCGCGCCCGCATCGGCTCGCCCCGCTTCAAGGTGGCCGGACTTCCCGCGTCGCTGGTGGCGGTTGTCGCGACACCGCTCAAGCTGCCGTTCAATACGATTTCATTCGACCCTGATAACTGCTGGGATGCGGTGAATTCCCGCTGGGTGCCCAAGGTGGCCGGCTATTATCTCATTGCGCTGACGGTCAATTTCACGTCGGCGGCCTCGACGGTGTTCGGGCAATACCAAATCCAGATCAGGCAGAACAACGCCAACAGCGGCGCCAGCATCTTCCAAGCGAATCTGTCGGCGCAAGCGCTCAACTCGGCGCTGTCGACGGTGACCATGCTCTATTTCAACGGGACCACCGATTATCTGGAAGGCTTCGGCTTTTACCTCCTTCAGACGACGGGCGCATGGGCGACGCCATCGTTCACAACGGGCGTCAACAACAATTTCCTAACCGCGTTCTATGTCGGACCGTGACGGGAGGAGACTGACAATGGCTGACGAGTCAGAGCCCAGCCTTGGCCCATCCGGTCAGCCTGATGTACTGGTAACGCTCACTGCGCTTGAGGTAGGCGAGCAACTTTCTAAGCCGATCGGGACTGTCCCTGAGACAGCCGAGCGCGACATTGCAGCGGTCGCACAACCAGCCGCGCGGATGTTGCCGGGCGTGGCAATGGTCGAAAACAATACCGCCATCGGTGCCCCCGCACGCTTGGCATGTCTCAGGCTTGGGGCCGACGATCGCCTCTCTCGCCGCACGCACCAGCGCCGGACGCATGGCGTTGCGGCGCCTTGTGTGTTCGAGCCTTTGAGGTTTCCTCGTCTCTTTTGTGGCGTGGTAGTAAGCCTTGGCCGCAGCGCGGACCTTCGCGCGGTTATTCGATTTGTAACGGGCGCGATCGGCCTTCACCTTCTCGGGATTCTTCTGGCGCCACGTCTTATTGTCGGCCGCGATCTTCGCTTTGTTCGCGGCATAGTAGGTCGCGTTGTATTCCTGCTTTCTGGCCTTTTCCTCGTCGCTTATTTGCTGCCGGCGCTTGCGCTGCCTCGCCTGCTGATACGGCTTGGTGGCAACGTAATAGGCGCGATGGTAGGCGCGCCGCGCCTCGCGCTGTTCGTCCGTCATGGTAGGTTTCATTCAGCCACGGTCCTTTGTCACCAAGGATTGCGGTTAGGAGCGGTGGCGATGTTTCGAGCATCGCCGCCGTTCCGCTTTAGCACGGAAGGAGTTTTCTGAAAATGGCCGACACGTTTACGAATTTCTGGGGATTGGCCAAACCCGAGCCGGGAGCATCTCGTGATACTTGGGGAACGAAATTAAATGCCGACCTTGATGCGCTCGATGCGCTGTTGCAGGCGTTGCAGCCGATCGGCGCGATGACGGATTTCGCCGGCAGCGCCGCACCGATCGGCTGGTTGCTGTGCGATGGCACGATTTACAACATCGCCGACTATCCGCGTTTGTTCGCGGTCATCATCAACGCGTACGGCGGCGATGGCGTGAGCACGTTCGCGGTGCCCGATCTGCGCGCCCGCGCCACGGTGGGCGTCGGGGTTACCATCGGCGACCTGGGCTATTCGCTGACCATCGCCCTCGGGCAGAAAATCGGTGACGCGGAAATCCCACTGGGACAAGCCAACCTGCCCAACACGCCAATCACTACATCCGTGTCGCCGGCTCACGTCCACGCCGGCAGCGTCAGCGATCTGGCAGGGCCGCACTCGCATCCCGGCACGACCGATGCAGGCGGCACGCACGACCATGGGCTGCCGCCGCAAGTCAACTGGCATAGCGGCGGCCAGGACGCGCAGGGCGGCTTTGATAACGCCATTGCTTTCAATCAACGCACCTACTTGGACGGCAATCACGCGCACACGTTCAACACCGATTACGCGGGCTCGCACCAACACTCGTTGGCGATCAGTGCGGACGGCGTTCACTCGCACACGTTCAGCCTTGGCGGCACCAATACCCCGGTGCGCATCGTGCCGCCGATGTTCGGCACCACAAAAATCATCTGCTGCGGCCCACCCAGCATGCAGACATTGCAGAGCGGTGCGGCGCCCAGCAGCAACTTGCGGCTGCTGGCGTCGCCGATGCGTGGGCTGCACTGATGGCGCAGTCGGGCAAGATGACGATATTCCCGAAACCGGGAATCTATCGCGGCGCGACGCCGCAAGCGTCAGTCGGCCGCTGGTACGACATGAACCTGATGCGCTGGCGCGGCGGCCAGGCGCAACCGGTGGGCGGTTCGGCCGCGCTGCCCGGCGCGATCGGCGACTCGCCCGCGCGTGACGCGCTGACCTGGCACGACAACAGCGGCCGGCGCTGGGCGGCGATGGGAACCGACAACAAGCTGTGGGTCTATAATTTCGAGACCAACGCGATTTGGGACATCACGCCGGGCGGCGTCGGGCCGCTGGAACCACCGGGCGCACGCGTCGGCTACGGGCTCGCCGACTATGGCGCCGATGCCTATGGCACCGCGCGCGACGCGGCCGATATCGGGCCGAGCGATGTATCGGCGATCCTCGGCGATATGTGGTCGATGGACCTGTACGGCGAGGACTTGGTCTTTGTGCCGACGCAGGACGGACGGCTGTTCCAATGGGTGCCGAATGAGAACGGCGACCCTGCTACCCCGGTCGCCAACGCCCCGGTGCAGAATGGCGGCGTGTTCGTTACCGAGGAACGCGCCATCGTGCTGATCGGTGCCGGCGGCAATCCGCGCAATGTCGCGTGGTGCGATCAGGAACATCCGACCGTGTGGGACGATCAGGTTGACAACCTGGCCGGCAGCAAACTGCTGGAAACCGAAGGCCGGGCGCTCACGTCAAGCAAGTGTTCGGGCGGCAATCTGATTTTCACCGACAACGACGCGCATCTGTTCAGCTACGCGGGGCCACCCTACGCCTACGGTATCAACCGGATCGGCGCCAACTGCGGGCCGTGCTCGCGCCGCGCCGTCGCCTATGCCGGCGATGTGGTCAAGTGGATGGCATCGCAACAATTCTGGCAATACTCGGGCGCGGTCACGCCGATGCCGTCAGACGTTGGCGATTGGATGTTCAGCCTGCTGAACCGCGACATGATCGGGCGCGTGTTCGCGGCGCCCAACCCGGCATTCGCCGAACTCTGGTGGTACTGGCCGAGTGAGGACTCGGCCGAGTGCAACCGCTACGTGGCGCAAATCTACGGTGACAGCGCCTCGCCGTGGATCATCGGCATGCAGACGCGCACGGCGGCCGACATGCGCGGCAGCATGCTGCGCCCGGTGATGGGGGGCACTGACGGCAAGCTGTATCTGCACGAATTCGGCTGGACCGACGACGGCGCCTCGCGCGTCGGGCAAATCTACATCGAGACGGCCGACGTGATGATGGATCAGGAAACCAACCGGCGGTTTCATGTGAAGCAGCTCATTCCCGATTTCGTCGGGCCGGCCAGCCGGATCGGGTATCGATTCTTCCTCTGGGAAGAACCGGACGCGCCGCAATTTCAGACCGGGGTGTATCCGATCATCGACGGCTCGGGGCTGGTCGATGCGCGGTTCAGTTGTCGCGGGCTGCGCATGCGCATCGAGGCGTTGGAAGATGGACCGTTCGCGGTCGGACGCACGCGGTTCAACATGCGCCAGGGAGGCTCGCGCTAATGCCGCCGTTCCCGCCCACGCCAGTTAGAATCCCGCTGACCGGATCGCTTGAATCGCGCGTGCGCCAGCTCGCCGATGCAGTGACCCAGAAAGCCGACAGAACAGCGCAACCGATGTTCAGCGCGGTGCTGCTACAGGCGCCCGGCGGCGCGGTGTGGAAAGTCACGGTTGACGACACGGGCGCGTTGCAGACGGCGGTGGTGACATGATCGAGGATCAGATCGCGGCGGCGCTGCTGAAAGGCGGTGATCTGCTGACCGTCAACGATCTGCGGTCACTGGCGGCCGGCGGCCGGGTGCAGTGGTGGGGCGATGAGCGCGTGGCGATCGGCACCGAAGTGCTGGCCTATCCGCGCCGCAAGCTGCTGAACTGCTTCATGGCGGCCGGCGACATCGCCGGCATTCTCGCCTTGCAAGACGACGTGGTGGCGTTCGCGACCACCATGGGCTGCACCCACATGGTCGCGCATGGCCAGCCAGGATGGGGCCGCGTCGGGCGCGCCCACGGCTGGCGTCCGCACTCGGTTCAATTCGTCAGGGAGGTGCCACCATGACCGGCTTTTGGCGTCCACCCTACGGCACCGATTTTCAGATCCCACGCGGCAGCGGCGGCGGCGGCCAGCAGCAGACCACCAGCCAGGTGGTACTGCCGCAATTCGTGCAGGATCAGGTGCAGACCGATATCAACACCGCGAACACGCTGGCGGCGCAGCCATGGGCGACCAACCCCTACAGCGGCGTGGCGCCGACCACCGCGCCGCAGACGCAGGCGTATGGTGAAATCGGCAATCTGCAAGGCGTCGCCAACGCCACCGGTTACCAGCCGGCGGAAAGCACGCTGACCTCGCTACTGCCGCAGGCCGCGCCGATCACGGCCGATCAGATCGGCAACAACGTGTCGTCGCTGATGAAACCTTACAGCGATATCGTGATCGATCCGTCGCTCGATCTGATGAACCAGCAGCTCGCGCAGACCAAACAGGGCATCGCCGCGAATGCCGCTGGTGTCGGCGCGTTCGGCGGCTCGCGTCAGGGCGTTGAGGAAGGCATCGCGGATTCGCAGGAAGCATTGCAGGCCGGTCAGCTCAAATCGGGGCTGCTGCAATCGGGCTACAACAGCGTGCTGCCAGTGGCGCAGAACATCGCCACCGCCAATCAGAACCTCGGCATGGCCGCCACCACGCTACTGCCGCAGGTCGCCACCACGGCGAGCAACCAGGGGCTGACCGAAGCGAACGCGCTGGCCGGCGTCGGCGGCGCCGAGCAACAGCAGCAGCAGAACGTCATGGATGTGAACGCGGCCAATTTCGAGGCGGCGCGCGCGTGGCCGTGGCAGGCGCTGGGCTTGCAGGAGCAAGCGATTTCCACCGCGCCGTTCGGCCAGACCACGACGAACACCGGACCAGCGCCGCAATCGAACGTCGCCGGCCAGGTCATCGGCGGCGTTGGCGCGGCGGCCAGCGTCGCGGCGGCGGCCATAGCGATCTGAGGGAGGGCGAGGGCAGTGTCGGACACAGGCGGCGGCGGGATGGGCGGCGGGGATAACTGGATCGGGCTGAACCCCGGCGGCTGGGACGATTCAACCAACCAGTGGGGCGGCATGACCGATCCTGCATGGGGTGGTCCGCTCCCGCAGAGCGGGTGGAACACCATGCAGCCACCGGACTCGCTACCGTGGTGGAAAGACCCAAAGACAGCCGACACAATGCGGGCACTCGCGGGCGGCCTGAACACACTCAAGCCGATGCCCGATCCGAACGCCGCCCAGGTCGCTCGGCAGTTCCCGGCGGTGCCGCCCGTGCCGAGCGTCGCGGTGCATCAGGGCTCGGGGGGCGATGTGCTGTCGCAGTACCTGCAAATGCTGCAACAGCGACAGCAGCAGATGCGCTCGCAATTCCTGCCCAAAACCACGACCGGACTGCTGGGGGGCTAGGCCATGGTCGGATTGCTTGACCAGAGTGGCGATGGCGCGGGCTGGGATATCGACCCGGCTCTGCTGCAAGCCATGGCCAGCGACGCGGGCACGCCGACATGGACGCCGGCCAGCACGCAACCGCCCGACGCGACGATCGCGCCGACCACGACGCAACCGCCTGGCGCGACGATGGCCGACGCCAGCCCAGCGCCGGCCGGCGGTGGCTTCCTGTCCGGCGCACAGGACGCAATCAGCAACATCGGCCTGGCGCTCGGCGGCAACGTCGACCCATCGATAACCGGTGCGGCACGCACCAATGCCGGCATCCGCTCGCTGCTGAATTTCGGGCTGACCATGCTCATGAACAGCGGCCCGAGCTACACGCCCCGGAACTTCGGCCAAATCCTCGCCAGCGGGCTCGCCTCGGCGGCGGCGTCCAATCAGTACACCGACGAAACGCGGCTGAAACAGCAGCAGATCGCGGCCACCTACGCGCTCAAAGCCGGCCAGCTCAAAATTCAGGAGCTGCTGGCCGGCGCGCGCGGCGCCAAGATCGGCCAGCAAGTCAACGAACGGGCTGGCGTCAGCGCGCTGGCGGCCAGCCCGCCGGACGGCGCGCCAGCCGCGCCGGCCGCGCCGCCGAGCGACGGCACGGCCGCGCCGCCCGCGTCGGCCTCGGACTTCCTGACCAGCAACGAGCCGGTGTTTCAGGACATCAGCGCGAAAACCGGGCTGCCGGTCGAATTCCTGCGGGGCCAGGCCGCCAATGAAAGCGCGTGGGGCACGTCGCCGGCGGCGGTGCAAGGCAACAATCTGTTCGGCCTGTCCGATGCCAGTGGCACGCCGCTGCGCTTCCCCACTAAGCAGGCCGGCGTCGATGCCTACGTGAACCTCTTGAATACCAAATACGCCGACGTGCCGCGTACCGGCACGCCAGCCGAGATTGGCGGCGCGCTGGGCAAGGCCGGTTACAACACGGTGGCGCCGGACTACGGCGCGCGCGTGGGCAACTTCGCGGCG